ACCATCTTCATCAAGACTACAATAACTGTAGAATTCTTGAAGTTGATCAGAAGTTAAATCCATCCGATCTAGAATAGAAATTCTGTTATCGAGCTGCTTTATAGAACGAATTTTCTCTATGAGAAAATCTATTTTATTAATTAAAATATGTTTTATAGAACGCTCATTATTAATAGCATAAAATCTATCACGTTTATCAACTAAGTTTAAATCAAAAATTCCAGTTTTTAAATATTTAAAAACAATTTTTGAAATGATCTTAGGAGTCATTCAGTTAATATTTCTTCCAAAGAAATTAACTGGTTTGTCTTTCGACGTTAACAACCCCAATATGTTATTCAGAGGAATTTTTCCATTTTGGAATAACTGAGTGAGAAAACCTACTAGAGGATATATTCGGTCTAAAGTTTTATCTTTAGATCGTCTATTTCCAATAATAAGTAATTTTCATAAATCTTTACCTCATTTATTGTTTATTAAACGAGTTGTAACCGCTAATCGCCCAAAGAAATTATCAGATGATAATAACTCTTTGAAAGATAAAGCAGAAACATCACTTCCATTAACGGAAGTTCGTTTAGCAAACTCTAATACAGGTTTAGACTCAGATATTACTGATTTAGATAAGTTTATATCTACACCTAACTCTTTACAGAGTCAAAGGTAGACATTAGCAACATCTTTATCAAACAAAACGAGATCATCCCCAAGAACAACATATTGATCATATCACTCTTGGAAAGTGGCCTTTCTCATGCGGATAGCAATAAATTGAATCATCATATGATGAACCAAATTAAGCATAGCCCATGACGATAAAGCACCCATCGGTTGACCTACACTATATTGTAAGGAACCTACAGGAATATTATAATTATTATCACTAATAATATAAGATCTATTTGTTAAAATAGAACCCCATTCAGTTCCAATACCAAATAAACTATTTAGAATAGCTATTTGAGAAGATATAGGTAATCGATCAGTGGCGGCACTCAAATCAAAACCATAAGAGCAATTATATTTACAAGATAAATCTTGAGCATATAAAAAACCTTTATGTTGATTATGAGTACAATCATTAGGTATACGTTTAAATAAAGAAAAAAGTTTTTGGTGAAGAGGTTCTAACAATGATTGAGTTATTACATCAACCATTGCAAAGACTCTCAACTTACCAGCCGCTTCTTCTTTAAAAGAAAGCTTACCTAATGGTCCTTCACCGGACCACTTTCCTCTAAGATTTGCAATATCTTTTAGATATTCAATATTAGAAAAAAGATTTAAA